CGTGAGCGGGGGCTAAAACAAATGAATTGATAATTATGGTATACGGATATATTCGGGTGAGTTCCGATAAACAAACAATAGAGAACCAGCGATTTGAAATTACAAATTTTTGTGAGAAAAAAGGATTGTTAATAGACGACTGGATTGAAGAAACCATTAGCGGCACCAAAAATTATAACAAACGTCAATTGGGAAAGTTGCTAAAAAAAGTAAAGAAAGATGATATTATTATCTGCAGTGAACTGTCACGGTTAGGGCGTAACTTGTTTATGATAATGGAAATTCTCAATATATGTATGACCAAAGAGTGCCGTGTATGGACTATTAAAGACAATTACCGATTAGGAGATGATATACAGAGCAAAGTGCTTGCTTTTGCTTTTGGTCTATCAGCCGAGATTGAGCGCAACCTTATCAGCCAGCGCACCAAAGAAGCTCTTGCACGCAAAAAAGCAGAGGGAATGGTACTTGGTAGGCAAAGAGGTTTCCGCTGTAGGCTCAACCAAAAATGTACCGATAAACACGAGTGGATCGTCAAAGAATTAGAAAAGGGTACGCAGAAAAAAATCATTGCCAAAAAACTAAAAGTATCAAAGACAACCTTCTATCGTTACCTCGTATATACAGACCTTTATACGCCTGTAAATTGTCAACAAGAAGGATGGAAAGAATATGGGATATACCATTAAATAAATGTTTGAAAAAAGATTTTATATGAAAACACTATATAAATCAATCATAGAGACCGCAGAGCAGGCGGGAATAAAAGTACTTTCAGATGCACGATGTTGTCAGTTATTAGCGTGGGTGTTGGAGATAGGAGGTTATACAGAGGAAAGTACTCATAATTTCAAACTTAATCAAGATATTCATATAGCGCAAAAACGCCTGAATATATTAGCAGGAGAAACACCTAATACTGAACTGGTAACTATATTCAAGAAGTATCATTCAGAACTGCTAAACTATTTAAACAAAAAGACAAAAAAGCCTCAATGGCTAATAGACTTTGAAAATTACTATAAACTGAAACCTTACAAAAATAATTAATAACCGATTTGAAGGAGATTGAGTGCGCATAAATCTTTATCAAATCTCTAATTTCAAATCAAAATGAATGAGTATCAGAAATTTTTGCAACAGAAGCAACGGGCAAAGGAGCATAAGGGATTTACTCCACTACCGATGAACCCTAAATTATTCCCCTTTCAGCAACATATTGTTGCCCAAAACATTATGAAAGGCAAACACGCTGTATTTGCTGATTGCGGTCTTGGGAAGACGGTAATGGAACTTGAAACAGCTACCCAAATCGTAAGGCACACCAATAAGCCCGTGTTAATCATTGCCCCATTGGTAGTGGTTGCACAAACTAAAAGAGAAGCGGAAAAGTTTGGTTTTGACCTTGATAAGGTAACGATCACCAATTTTGAGAATTTGCACAACATCAACCCACAAGAGTATGCAGGGCTGATCGTCGATGAAAGTTCGATAATGAAAAACTTTGAGGGGCAAATTAAAAAACAACTATTTGAGTATTTCCATAATACCCCTTATAAGTTTGCTTTTACAGCTACCCCATCGCCAAACGATCCTATGGAGTTGGCTAATCACTCGGAGTTTTTAGGCTATCAAAGTAGATTAGGAATGCTCGCTACCTACTTTATTAACGATCAAGATCACACGAGCAAATGGAGATTGAAAGGGCACGCAGTAGAGAAGTTCTACCAGTTCGTATCAGACTGGGCAATAATGCTCACCAATCCTTCTGATATAGGTTACCCAATGCAAGGGTATGACTTATCGGATGTGATATATAAAGAGCACCAAATTATTACGCAAAACGATTTCAGCAACGGTTTATTATTCCCCGATATGGCTGTATCAGCTACTGACTTCAATAAAGAATTGAGGCGTACTAAAGATCAACGTATCGCTAAGGCTATTGAGATTGCTAATGCTGATGATGATCCTCATATTGTGTGGGTAAAACACAATGACGAAAGCAATGAGGTTACGGCTGGTATTCGTGGAGCGGTAGAAGTATCAGGAAAAGATGAGCCAGAGGAAAAGGCGCAAAAGCTATTAGACTTTGTAGACGGCAAATACAGAGTATTAGTAACCAAACCACAAATAGCAAAGTATGGGCTAAACTTTCAGCACTGCCTACATCAAACCTTTATGAGCCCTGACTTCTCATTTGAAGGCTTTTACCAAGCAGTAAGGCGTTCACACCGCTTTGGAAAGAAAGGCGATGTAACGGTGAATATCATAACTACTGACACTATGCAGAACGTTATGAGTACCATAAGAGATAAGGAAGTACAATTTAAACAAATGCAAGAACTAATGATTAAAAACCAAGAAATATGCAAACACCTACATTCAGAGCCATACACGGCGATTGCGTAGAGGAGGTGGCTAAACTCCCTACTGATAGTATAGATTTTTCAATATTCAGCCCCCCATTTGCCGAGTTATATGTCTATTCAGATGATATTCGTGATATGGGCAACTGCCAAGATTATGAAGAGTTTTTTGTACACTTTCAGTTCCTTGTGAAAGAATTAGCAAGAGTAGTAAAGAGCGGGCGATTGGTAGCAGTACATTGTATGGATTTACCTGCAATGAAAGGTAAGGACGGATATATAGGGCTCAAAGACTTTTCAGGAATGCTCATTCAGTCCTTTCAAAAAGAGGGATTTATTTACCACGATAGAATAACAATTTGGAAGAGCCCAGTAGTAGAGATGACCCGTACCAAGTCTATCGGATTGCTGCACAAAACGATCAAAAAAGACAGTAGTATGTCTCGCACTGGTATACCCGATTACATCTTAGTCTTTCGCAATGCAGGAGATAATCTTGTGCCGATCACACACCAAGATACTGATGAGAAAAAAGAGAATTATCTACCAGTGAATTTGTGGCAAAAGTATGCCGAGCCAGTATGGTATGACATCAATTACTCCGATACCTTGCAATACACCAGCGCACGTGATGAGAAAGACGAAAAGCATATTTGTCCCTTACAATTGGAGACGATCAGGCGTTGTTTGCACTTGTGGAGTAATGAAGGCGAAACCGTATTAAGTCCGTTTGGAGGTATAGGAAGTGAAGGACACGAGAGTTTGAGGCTAAAACGCAACTTTATAGGGATAGAACTCAAGCCTTCTTATTACAACCAAATGCAAAGGAATTTACAGCGAATGATTGACGATCTTAATCAAACAACATTATTTTAATCCTCATTCATTTTTCACTCCCTTGCTTATCAAGGGTAAGGGAGTGTTTTAAAAAACTTAACAACTATGGCAAGACCAAATAAACAAGGATTAGATTATTTCCCTTTGGACGTTGGGATTTTTGAAGACGATAAAATACTGGCTATCTCGGGGGAGTTCTCTGTAAAAGGAGAGATAATCGTGTTGCGGCTACTTTGTGAAATATACCGTAATGGGTATTTCGTGGAGTTTTCGGAACTTTTAAAAAACAAATTGGCAAGGCTCGGCGGATTATCTGGTGGGCTTGTTGATGAGGTTGTTAGGAAACTTGTTAAATATGAGTTTTTCGATGGATTTGTATTTAGTGAGTATAATATACTAACAAGTAAAAACATTCAAAAGGTTTATTTAGAAGCTTCAAAAAGACGTAAAGATATTGATTTATCGCAATATTGGCTGTTGGACGAGGTTAATGTATACATTAACTCATCTTCAAGTAAGATTAATGCGCACATTAATACACAAAGTAAAGTAAAAGAAAGTAAAGTAAATAATATTTCTTTTTTAGAAAAAAAGAAACAAAAAAGCGCGTGTGTCGATTTTGACGAGGAAGAAGAAAACAATCAGCCTTTAAACGCTGAAAAAGAAACCTCCCCCCGAGTTGCGCCCGCCCCCCCTCCTTTCAATTTTAGAAAGGCAATGCTATCAGATGGCTTTGCGCCTGAACTTGTAGATGAGTGGTTAAAGATACGTAAGGCAAAGAAAGCCGTCAATACCGAACGCGCCTTTAAAACATTCATTGAGCAGGTGCGAAAAACAAATCAGGATATAAACGCGATACTGAGTATCATAGTTCAAAAACAATGGAAAGGTTTTGAGGCTGAATGGCTACATAACACACAAGCCCCTCATCAAATCTCTAACAATCAAATATTCTTAGACGAAAATGGAAACATCATTACAAACGCTGAGTCGTACGGACAACAGTCCACAGTCTGCAAACCTCCTTATTTTGCAGGAAGACAAACCCTTGAAAATATTAGAAACAATAGTCAAGGCTGGGGAACTCACATCGTTGGAGATAGCTAAAATAGGACACCAATATCTACGACTTAGAGACTACAACCGTAAGGAGGTAAGAATACAAGAAGCATTCGGTTATCTCTTTGCACACATTGCTACTCTTGTAGGGCTTAAGGGAGAAATCGACCCTTTGCAAAAGCAGGAGATATGGAATGCTGTTTTTGATAAATTTGCAGGATTGTCTTTTCAGGAGATATACAAAGCCTTTCAGATGGATAGAAGGGGAGATTTTGGGGAAGTAACTAATCCTTATCAGTTTTTTGACTCGTCTTACGTCTGTACGGTTTTAGGAAAATATCGCCAATGGCTGCAAGACACTCAGCGAGCGCATAACATTAACATTTCACAATTATCCGAAAAACAAAATACGATGACAGAAGAGGAAAAAGAAAAAAACGTGCTTCGTTGGCTCAATGAGCATTTCGAGGAGTACAAGGAAACAAAGGAATTGCCTATGCTATCCGTGCCTATCTATGACACACTATATCAGCGGGGTATATTACAACCTTACTTCGCTACACTTACCGAAAAGGATAAGCAACTAATGAGAGCAGAGACCGAGAAGCGACTTCGACAAGAGCAAAATAAAGCAAGGGATAAGCAGGAATATAGTGCAATTAGGGCATTGATAGAGCATTTTCAAAACAGCACCAATGACCCTGACGGAAAATTAAGAAGGTTCAAAAAAGAAGATACTTTGAAATTCTTTTACAATCACCTCATTACACAAGGCAAAGAACTTTCGGAATTACTAACCTCAAAATAAACAAAAAAAACACTAAAAAATGAACAAAAGTAATAACAATAAATTTATAACAGAACTCCGTGCGAGAGGGCTAAATATAACCCCCCAAGAAGCACGAACCCTAATGAATATCGCTATAGCCGAACACGATAAAGCAGTAGTAATGCCCGTGCTAAAACGTGAAAAAATAGCCCACTATGCTATCCTTGCCTTATCGTATGCCGATAGCCTCAATGAACTTATGTACGGAATTGACGATACAAAGTTCAGCCACGAATTTAAACGTTCATTCAGGCAGCTTAAACACTTCAGCGGAGAAGCTGTGAAGCAGTTTAAGAAAACAATGAAAGATGACAAAGTGCTAATTGATGCCTTTGAGTCGTATTCTAACGACTTATCGGAAATGATATACCAGCACTTAGATGTTATTAACGAAAAGTATAAAGAATAATGAAAATCATAGACCTTTTTAGCGGGATTGGGGGCTTTTCACTCGGCTTTCAGCAAGCAGGCTACGAATTTTCCGAACACTATTTTAGTGAAATAGATAAACACGCAATAGCAAACTATAAATATAATTTTCCAAATGCAAAATACATCGGAGATATTACCTCTGTTCACGGAGGAGACTTTACAGGAATTGACATTATCACTTTTGGTTCGCCTTGCATCGATTTCTCAATTGCTGGAAAGCGTGCCGGACTCGCAGGCGCAAAAAGTAGCCTTATCAAGTACGCAATTGCCCTCATTGCTCACGTCCGACCAAGTTTATTTATCTGGGAGAACGTTAAAGGCGCTTTCAGCTCAAACGCTCGCGCAGACTTTTGGGCAATTCTCCAAGCCTTTGCCAACATTGGGGGTTATCGACTTGAATGGCAATTGCTTAATACAAGCTGGGTATTACCCCAAAATAGAGAACGCTTGTACCTTATCGGACATCTTGCAGGACGAAGTCAGCCAGGAGTATTTCCTATCGGAGAGAATGATTTTGTGTCTACAGCAAAAACGAAAAGTCAATCACAAACCCAAATTAGTGGAACAATTAAAGCTAATGGAAATATGAACCAAGATGATACTTACATCATTCCTAAAACTGCAAGTACCCTCACAGGAGGCGGGCATTCTGGAGGCTTGCACTCTGATATGACGGTAATACGCCAACTCCCACGAGGTAAAAATAAAGGCGCAGACCTAACTATTTGCCCTACTATATCGAGCAACGCCTTTCAAGAAAATAACCTACTGTGTGGCATACGTCGCCTCACTGAAATAGAATGCGAACGCCTGCAAGGTTTTCCAGACAACTGGACACAATACGGCAACTATAACGAAATTATCAAGCCTATATCAAAAACTCAACGCTACAAGCTAATAGGTAATGCCGTAACCGTGGATATAGTAGAATTAATAGCAAAAAAAATAAAATTTACAGAACAATGAATAAAAACAAAAAAAGAGAAGAAGTTCGCTTTAAAGAAGGCGACAAAGTAAGAATAATATCTAAGAATATAGAAGGTGTTATTATTAGCGTTGACAGCATTAATATGATTTACGAAAACTGTACATACAGAGTAGGGGTTGGTAAATACACTACTCCGGTAACTGTGTCCAATTTAGAAAAAATAACAGACCAATGAAAAGACAATCATTAAAAGAAAAAGAAGTAGTCGAGTTATTCGAGTACGCTACCCGCAACCTCATCAAGGAATTTTGCCAAAAGCAAGAACTACAATTTGAATTTGACAATTACGACATCGTCAAGGGCATTGTATGCCTATCCGACTACTTTTTCAATATCGAGGACATTTATTTAGATATGAAGCAAAATCAGCCTCAAGGAGAGATACTGCAATGGTACGACTATGTACTAACACACGAGTCTAACATCAATTACAACTCCTATTGTATGGGATTTAGAGAAGAACTAAAAACACAAAACAAATGAATACACCAAATTTAACAATCCAAGAACTTGTCCCTCTTATCCAAGAGTGGGCAAAAGAAAGAGAAATCTATGAGCAACTAACGCCCTTTGATGAACTCCTCAAAACACACGAGGAAGTAGGCGAACTTATCAAGGCGTGTTATGACAACGACAAACCCGCTATTCAGGACGCTATTGGTGATATCCTTGTAACCCTCATTAACTACTGTTATTTTAGGAATGAGAATTTTAACAATGTATTTCTAAATGGATTATCACTACGACCAATTATAGAGGATACTTGTTTAAAACAATCATTCTCAGTAAATAGTATGCTTATTGATCTTTTCAAATTTGAGTGTAACAAGTCAAAGTATAATAACGATCTGGATTTTGTTTATGATGCTATGATCTACTTTGTTAAACATCTCAATGGTTTTACTAAACTACTCAAAGGAACAACCTTAGAAGATTGCCTAAACATCGCTTACAACGAAATCAAAAACAGAACAGGAAAAATGATTAATGGTAAATTTGTGAAAGATGAATAATACAAGTAAAACTTATATGTATAGCACATATATACCTCGTCCTACATACATTAGGAGGAACAACAATAATGAGTTACACACAGAAAAAGGAAATTCACAAGGAATATACAATCCTAATGATACTTTACAGGATTATATAATAGTAGGGTTAGCAATATTCAGTGTACCTATGTTAATCCTTATTTTAGGATATTTATCACAAAAAATAAATGACAAAGATGAATAAGTTGAATTACCCCAC